TCTACCTGCAAGCCACCAGTCATTGCATAAGTAGGTGATATTTTCTTTAACGCTTCTTCTGGGGAAACATATTCCCATTGATTAGGCTGTCCTGCGAACGGCTGTCCTACTGGGACAAACCCTGTAACTTTGCCGAATTTACTTAAATACTTACGAGGGTTTTGTCTCTCATAAGACCTAAGCCAATCCAGTTTCTGTTCATCATTCATTTTATTGAAGTGAAGTAACATTTTGCTGATTGTTCTGCCCTGCCACCATAGGGCTTAATTGTTGTGGTGCTTTAAAATTTGGAATTTCAACTGGACTTATCTGACCAGTTTTTTCCAAAATTTTATTTACTAAAAACTTATATAACTCAGGCTGATTAACTGCGGTTGTGAGCATTGTGTTTAAGGTTTCCATGACCGCCTTATCATCTGAATCCTCACTGGTCGGGTTTACATCAGGTTCCCATTCAAAATCCTTTAACATTTCTTTCCAAGTCTTGTCTGATATGTCGGAGGGTTTTAAGAATCTCTGGCTGCCTAAAGGAGCGAGTTCACTCTTAATATCTTCTTCCATTGTCATTAGGTCGCCTTGCTCGGCTATCTGCCCACTTAGCACCTGGTCTTTAATCCTCTTATTATTTCTTCGTCTAGCCTCGTTAGGAACGTAAATGGAATCAAACTGAGCGACTTCTGCGTCTTGTAAGACTTCGCCAATCTCATCTGCGGTGTCCATTTTCGTCTTTAGGTGAGGAATTATGTATTCACGAAGCATCTTTTCAATCGCCAGTCCTTTATTTTCTTTCATTATTTCAAATAAGGAGTGGGATTCAGTGAGTAGAGCTTCGGTTTGTCTCCACGCCGCCCCTGCCTTAACCTCTCCTGTTGCCATAGCTTCCGAAATGCCGTTTATCTCTCTTCCTAATGACTGCCACATCTGACCGAACGTAACTATCTGTGATATGTCGTGAGCGTTGTTTACTTGTCTTATTCCGTTAGGGTCTTTTTGAGCGTCATAGACTAACATGTCTCCAGTCACCAAACCATTAAGCACATTCATTCCAACCAATCCTGTATCTGCGGTTTGGAGAATCATTAGAGAAGCAAAGTCTAGTACGTCTTTTTCCATTTTAACTGAATGGTTGGTCATCCATTGAGCTTCAAATAAGTTCTGTACCGCACCTACAGCTAGAGTCTTTCCGTCTTCGCTTATTAAATCAGTTTTAAGGTAAGGACTCTTTTTCTCTTTCCCTCTGTAAAGGGTGTAATCGTCGTATTTGTAAGAACGAGTCGAGCGGTCATAATCTCCTTTAACAAACGAAATAACGTGCATCTGCTGTTCAAAGATATCATCATCTGTCTCTTTGTCTGTTAGATACTCTTTCTCAATCTCTCCGTGTACTTCGTAAACCTTAATATACCCCTTTTTATTGTCTTTCGTTTGGTTGTTAAGGTCAGTTCTTAGGCTCTGGCTTTCAAGCAACTGTTTAACCATTTCTTGGTCGTAAGCCTTATTCTTTCTTAACTGAGCTGGGGTGTATTCTAAGACTTCAATTATCAAATTATTCTCAAAGTCAATCACATCAGGGACAAGTCGATTCCAAGGTATCACTGAGACAATTAGTTCCCCGTCTTTCTCAACGAACTTTAAAACCGCTGAACCGTAAGTAGCGAGTGTCCGTCCCCAATCATTTAAGACCTGTCCAAAATGAGCTTTCTTCATCCACTGTCTGAGTAAGATGTTAGCAACTAAGGTCAAGATAACGTCCGAGGACTTAGTGACTCTTAGGCGTATATCTTTGCGGTCAATATCCGTAGCCCGATACCAGATATTCCTAGCGGCTACAACTATGTTAAAAAAAGGCTTCTCACGACCTATTGCGTCAGTTGAACCAGATAAGTGGACAGAGTTCATGTATGCATCAATAGTTTGAATTACCTCAAACATATTGAACGAAACATATTTTGAAATTTCAGTCGTGCCTTCTACATAGTTGTTTTCCTGGTCACGAACTAAGGCACATATGTTATCTGTCATATCTTTGTATATAATTACTGGCTTCTAAAACAAGTAAATAATTATCGTTTAATAATCCTATTGCGGTATTACAAGTCCTACACAACAGCCCTCTTACTTTTCCGCTTTGATGGTTATGGTCTACAACTAATGTTTTATCTGAATGTCGCTTGCAAATAGCACATCTATTTTCCTGTTTTATCAGTAATTGATTGTAGTCATCAATAGTAATGCCGTATTCATACTTTAACTGGTTATTCCTTACCTTTTCAGGGTTTTTCCTCTGCCATTCCTTACTTTTCTGGTTTACCTTATCTTTATTTTTAATCGCCCAATCCTTAGTACGTAGCTTTATCTTTTCTTTGTTAGCTTGGCGGTAAGCTTTTTCTCTTTGCCTGTACTTCTCAATATTATTTTTCCTTGTCCTTACTCCTAATTGATAATGGCATTTCTTGCATCTCGAACTATAGCCACTTCGTTGCTGTTTGTCTTTGTAAAATTCATCTATCGGCTTGGTAGTTTTACAAACACTACAAATATTGTCCATTAGATAAGGTCGTTATAAATTACAGTCGCATTTATTGTCCCACCAGTTTCAATAAAGATTCCATTGGCAAACTCTAATTCCTTAAACTCAACCACGCTACTTGTAGCAGTTGTCGGAGTATAAGTTCCCATAACCTGACTTAAGGATGTTAAAGTACCATTGGCTACCCTAAAACTCCCACCGGTATTTGAGTTAACGATAATGCTATGTAACACAGCGTGTGAGCTTGTTACCTGTGCCCTAGCTGATATGTTTGTCCCTTGGGCTTTAATCCATCTACCGCCTGATAAGTTTTGTGATGACATTTAATTAAGATTTCTCCACCAGCTTTAACGTGTTGAGTTTAAATTTTGTCTAGCTTGATTCATTTGCCACATCTGGCGTTGTCTTATGGCTATTTCAGGGTCTATTGGTCTTAAACTTTCCAAAGCGTACCTGAGTGCTGACATACTGTGATTTGCACAACCTGGGTCTTCTTCATTCAGTATCTTTCCGTCCTTATCTACCAGCCAAATATAATTTCTGTACTCAGTTATTGTATTTACTGACCTTTTAGTAACATAAATTACTTGGTCTTGAACATAATCTACTCCTCTCTTAACACTTCCTGGCCCTTTTGTGGAGGGAAGAACTGTAAGCCCGTACCCTTTAAGCTCATCAATACTTTTAGGTTCTGCACTGTCGGCTATTATCAACTTTCCAGGTTCGGGTAAAAGTTTAACAAACTCTGCTATCTCCCTGTTGTGCATTCCGTATCTGTAAAACTGTTCATCAACTACATATCCGTTATTCCATTTATATATATCAACTAAAGAAGCTGGGTCATTCGTAAATCCAAAATCTAATCCTCTTCTCTCAAGTCTTGCGTCCCCCGGTACTGCATCAATTATCTGCCAATTTTTATAAATCTTTCCTTCAACTTCTCCTAATAAGCCTTCTCCGTAAACCCGCCACCAACTCTTATTATTCCGCCGTTGCTCAATAGACTGGATGATTGATTGGTCTAGTCCTTCGTTATCTTTGTAGGTCAGGATTATTTCTTCAACATCTTCACGTTTTCCTTTAATGTCTGTGTAGTACCAAAATTCAGTGGTCGGATTCCAGTCAAGGATTATAAGTTCTTTGGTTCTAATCTCAAGCTGGTTAAAGGTTTCAAAAGGTATGTTATTGGCCTCGTTCATGAAAAGTCTATCTCTACGAGGACCACGAACCTTATCTGACTGGTCAGCACCAAAAAATTCAATTATGCTTCCTGTCTCAAAAGTATAAATACAGTCAGTAGCATTCCAATTCTTGTCTTGCCAGTAATTCTGTTCAATCAATATGCTTTTAAAGTCTCTAATTGCCCCTCTCTTCAAATGGGGCATGCTCTCGGAAACTATACTCGTAACTGTCGGTGCGGTGTCTCTTTGTGCTTTATCAATAAGTATCTGTAAAACCCCAATGGTCTTTCCTGCACTTGTCCCACCAGGTAGTGCCCAAATTCTTTTACTTAGGCTGAATATCTTTTGAGTTGCTGTCGTAATTATGTAAGGCATGTCCTGGCTTATAAATCTTTACTTCATCGTAATAACCAATTAAACCGTGTCTAGGTATGTCGTATTCTATGGGAATTGAGTATAAATCTTGTTGCATAGCATATTCTTCCCACTTTGGGATTGGAAAAGTATTTGGCATTACTTCTGCTCCTTATGAAGTGCGTAAAGTAAAGGTATCGGAGTTCTGTTATCTGGGTCTCCACCAATTTTCTGCGGTATCATTTTGACTATTCCTGTTTTCAGCCATTCCATTGCCCAAAGTTTATCTTTTTCTTCTTTACTGTTTAACTTTTCTTTTACTATGCTAAATACATTAGGCAATACTGATTCATACCATTCAACCAGTGCCAATTCATTGCCTTTTGTTGCTCTTCCGCTTCTTCCTTTTATTCCAGCCATTTTATAATCCCTTTATCCCTTATTTAAGCCTTTTTATATCTTATAAACTCTGTCATTTGCTTTTTCCAGTCTTCCCACAACTCTCCTCTCTCTATTGGATTCTTTGGGTATACTTTAAAAAGTTGCCACGCTGTGATTCTTGCTGTTAGTTTTAATATCCAGTTCATTTCAACTTCCTTTGTAACTTCTTAATCTTATGCTTTAAAACGTCAGCTTTATAAAACTCCTTTATCTCTCTGAGTCTTCTAAGTTCTTTGTATGCTTGACCAAGTAACGTCCTAATTTCTTTAGCTTGCATATCTCCTCAGCGTAGTAGCATTTAAAATCGTAAAAAAGAATCCCATTAACTACTACCGGCTTTCCCTTTATTTCCTTACCGCATTCTTCGCATTTAAGCATGGTATTTAACTTTCCCTCTTATTGGAGGGTCGCCAAGCAATTGTTGGCTTTTTGTGCCTTAATCAAATAAGGGGGTAAATTAAAAACCCGCCTGTTATCAAAACAGCCGAGGGTTAGTCGTTTTATTACGGAACAAAAGTTGCCAGTTCCTTAAAATCATTTATAAAGTTTAATTCGTACTTAAATTATAGCACATCTAAAACTATTTAGCAAGGACTTTTATTATTTCTGCGTTTTGATATATCTGAGTTACCTGATTTTTATCAATTTTCCACAAAAGAAAGCAAAGAATAATACCTAATACTGTTCCTATGAATATCTTTATTATTTGGACTATTAGCTCACTATCGGAAATTTCGTCTTGTTTCATAAAATCTTAAATATAATAAATCCCCAAACTATAAAGCTTAAAAGTATACAAAATCCTGTAATGTGTTCTTCTAAGTAGGTCATTTGCTTACCATTTTCAAATACTTATGTAAATCAGCGTGATGTTGTCTACAAAGCCATATAACATCTAAAGGCCGGGAGTAATCTTCATGGTGAGCGTCAGTTTTTACTACTTTGCAATTAGGATATTCACAAGGATTGTACAATTTTTTATGTAGTGAAACTAGACTATAAGCCCTGCGTTGTACTGGGCTTTTGCGGGCTTGTCTACTAGAAATTTTTCTAATCTTATCTCTATTCTTGGCTCTGTACTTGTTAGCCCTTTCTGTATTACATTTTCTACAACGATAATATTGAGTACCATATTTATTAACAGACCCCTTCATCAAGTCTTCCGTCTTGCCACAAGTTACACATTCAATATACTTCATATAACTTAAAGATAGCACATTTTACGTCTTTTTTCAATGTAACTCCTTGTGGATAAACTCGTCTTTATAAGTAGCTGATACTTCCTTAATGGGTGTTAAAACCAGCGAAATTACTAGTAAATATAAGCATTTGACCACTTTTAGCTAGAGTGGTCTTGCTTTTTTCCCGATTATAGATTATACTTTAAGTAGCTAAATAAAATCCTGCAACACTAAAGAACCCGATGTTTAGGGTTGGTCTGTACTGTTGCAGGTCAGCCAATTCTAAGCATCGGGCTTTTTGTTTACTCGCTTCCCCCAACTCTTTCCGCCGAGATTTCCAAGCGTAATTAGGATAAGGCACGGAACCAACACACTCAACTCATTACACGGCAAATTTTTGCACTTTTATAACTCCATACCCTCAATACCTTGTGTTTCCTTAACTAGGACTCGTGGACTCGTTCCCCTTGGAATAGATTTGCCGGAAATAGATTAGGCTGATTGGTGGTTGGGGGTATGTATTACACTTAATATTACACTTATGAAGAAATATAGAAAACTACCAACCAAACTCTTACAAGTTCGTCTTTCAAAAAAGGAATATGATGTTGTAACAGAATTTATTAAACGCTTTGGAATTACTAAAAGAGAGTGGCTAACAACGGCCATTAATCAACTTCAGTTCTATTATATAATTAGAGATGGTAAATTTTGGACAAGCGATAAAGAGTATGCGTATGAATTTAACGACAAATGGGATAAGCAACTTAATGAAAATAGTGTGTGTGAGGTTTGCAATAAGAGATTTCCTGAAGGACAGCACGGACACGGACTGCAAAGGCATCATCACGATGGTTATGAAGGAGAAAACGCTTTTAAAGTTCATATAGTTTGTTGTAAACACCACGGTGAAGCCCACAAAGCTATGAGAGTAGGAATACCCTGGGAGAGATTTATAAAATCTGTAATAACTTAATTGGCAAAAAGCTGGAATCTATTTATTAAAGAACTTTTAACTCAAAAAAATTATGATGTCAGCAAACTACAAAACTAAGAAAGAACTTAAATCTTGTGTAGGACAAAAATTAGACTACCAAGAAACTTCAATCTTTGGGAATGAATACAAACCTACCGGGAAGAATTATGTAGTCGGTCCCACTCCTTTAAATAGGAAATGGTGGGCAGAAGTGTTAATGGAAAATAATTTAATTAAGAAAGTGAGTTAATATGCAAACTTGTATTGAAATAGATATATCAATGACACAATTACCACCCTTTGATGAAACACCATCAGAGGCCGTTGAGAGAATGAACAAAGACGGCTGGAAACTTACCTACTTTCAGATTTACGATTATAAGGGAATAGCTTATTTAGTTTTTGAAAAGCCTTAACTTTTAACTAAACAATTATGAGAGAAATCAAATTTAGGTGCTGGAATAAAGAACGAAAAGAAATGGTTTATGGTGTAGATTTATACGCTGATGGTGGTGCTTTTGAGGGAACTAATGATAATCCTTATGATTTTGATAGAGAAACACTAGGGCAATATACAGGATTAAAAGATAAAAATGGCAAAGAGATTTATGAGGGGGATATATTACAAGTTTCGACTCAGCTTCGAAGTTATGAAAAAAATTATATGGCCGAACTGACAGTACCTTATGCCAATTATGTAGTAATCTGGGATGATAAAGCATTGTGCTGGAGTGCTCCTTTAGCTTTTGCGATGGATAGTTTTAAGTACCGCTTAGCTTCTATCCATAACATTGAAGCCTGTAAGATAGTTGGGAATATTTACGAGAATAAAGAACTTTTAACTAAATGAAAATGAAAAAAATCTGCGGTAAATGCGATAAAGAAATGCCCAGCAATGAAGAAGCACAGAGATATTTGTTTCCGTTCAATGTTAGAAAAGACGGACAGAAATACATTCTGGCTCTGTGTACTAAGTGTTGGGATAAATTTATGAATAAAGGAAATAAAAATGCCACAAAATAAAGAGCTATTTATAAAATTACATAATGAAGGTAAAACATACCAAGAAATTGGTGACCAGTTTAAAATTTCTCGTCAAAGGGTTCACCAAATCGTTACAGGTTATCATTTAATTAACAATCCCTTATCCGGTTCAGCAACTAGAGAAGATTTTGATTTTAGACCAGATATTGACCATGTAAAACTATTTAAACTACCAAGAATTAAAAAAGTAGTTGAATTAGATTACTTTGATTATTCTGGATGTCCCATACCTACTAAAATGGAAGGTATAGATAGAATTAGAGAATTAGTAAGATTAAGAGATAACCATATTTGTCAAAAATGTTTTAGACAATGGTTAATTGGTGAACGGCGTTTTGATGTTCATCATTTAGATGAAGCTATGGAATCTGTAAAAAATTACGCTTACGATAAAGAGAATCAAGATAAAATGGTGACTTACTGCCATAAGTGCCACTTATCACTACATACAGTTAGGACAAAAATGTCTAAGAGTAACACTGGTACTCCGGCTAACCCAATACTAACCTTAAGTCGTTTATTAGAAACAAAATGGTTTTTAAAAATGAACTTTAATCAAAAAGAAATAGCTAAAATTCTTGGAATAACACCTCAATCAATTAATCGTTATGCAAATATTTTAAGGCTTAAACAAGCTAAATAACTCGGTTATCCCCAATTACCACTAGACAATCGTATAACTATATGATAATATACCTATATGACACATTTACAACAAAAGATAATCAAAGTTTATGAAGAGCATCTAAAGCACCCAAGCCTGTCGTATATTGCGGGGCAAGCCAAATGTTCCAAGAAATACGCACACGAAGTTATACAGGCTTATAAGAAAGCTACAAACGCTAAAGGCAGTAAATAAACTTCCTCAAGCGATATAAATAGCAGGAGGTCTAAGGGAGGGCTTCATATCACGTGATTGCCCTCCAGACCTAAAAAACAAAAACAAAATTAATAAAGAAAGGATTTTTATGAAAAAAATCACAATCAACTCAGTAAGAAGTTTCTTAATCATCTTACTGGTAGCCCAAACAATCAATCTCGGAGTATTTAAAGGACTTGAGTTAGGCAGTCAGAAGTTAGGCCAGTATGTTTATTCAATCACTGCTCAACCTTTTTTAGCACTCAACAGATAAGAAAACCAAAAGCCAAAGACTTATCTGTCAAAGAGTATGTGTGTAGGAAATTTGGCAAAGACTGCAAGAGAGCCTTAGAGATTGTAAGACTTGAAAGCAACTTCAACCAGTACGCAATAAACAAGAACGTAGGTGGGGATTACGATTTAGGACTATGGCAAATAAATGAAAAGTGGCAGAAAGTCCCAAGGGAAGTTGCCTTTAACCCTTACAAGGCAACAGACGAAGCTCACAAAATTTATCTTAAATGGGGTTCAAACTTTAATGCTTGGACAAGTAATAAAAAATTAAAATAACTATATGAATTTATTTAGAGGAATGCTACCTTACGAACTTAGGAAAGTAGATAACTATACAAAAGGAGAGGTGCAAGTTGACACTTGTTTGGTAACTGATTCTGAACAACCATATGAAACTGGTGCTTGCCACCCTAAATACAATAAAGGTGATTGGGTAATCGTTGAGCTATACGATACAAAGGAATTGGCTCAAAAAGGCCATGATAAATGGGTAAAATTAATGACTGCAAAAAAATTACCAAAATCATTAAAAGATGTGTCCTCTGCTGATATAGCTAAATTGTGCGAAGCGGTAGGGTCAGATTTTAGAAAGCCAATAAAACTAAATGAATAAAATAATCTACAAAATAAATAATAAGTTATCTAAACAATTAATCGCTAAAACCTCTAATTCTGAAAGCTGGTATAACGGACAGTTGAGAAAAAGCTACAAAGAGTTAAAAAGGTTTTGGTATGAAAGCGAGTATAAGTGAAAATAACCAAAAAAGAATTTTTTAAAAAAGGAGTATTTATGAGCCTAAAATATAACTCCATAAGTAATATGCATATTTGCACAAGCAACTGCCGAAGAAATGGATGCCCAATTTGTGAACACGGATATAACGAAAATGACGAATCAAGACAATGCCCTACCTGCTCGATGTCCAAAAGAGAAAGAACCCTTGGTGAAATGGACATATTTAAAAGCTGGTATAACAAACGCTGGATAAGCTATAACGAGTACCTTCGCCTTATGGACTTAATCTTTTAATCCTATGACTATCAATGAAAAAACTTATCTTTGTGACTTCCTAGAAAAGTTAAAGGTAGGAACGTACGACACGAACTGGGAAATCTGTAACAAAATTACAGACCCACAAAGAAAAAAACTCCTCGCTTTGTGTTATAACAAGAATGTAGAAGAAATTAAAACAATGCTTGAAGATATAAATAACTATCAATAATCCTATATGGAAAACTCAACTAAAATCATTACAATCGCTAAAGTAGAAATGACTGCCTATGAATCTGGCAACCAATATAAAGTAACCGCAACAGACGGACTCAAGTTTAAGTTCTACGACAAGAAAAAAGACGGCAACTCAACAGTCGCTTTCACTCAGTTTCAAGATATGGGCTTAAAGATAGGTTCAACCTGTGAGGTCTGGTTCAAGGAACAAGACAAGGAGTATCAAGGCAAACCCTACACCGATAGAATAATCGCCTCATTTAGAGAAGCAAAGTCCGCACCAACACAAACACCCACCCAAGCCACAAAGAACGCTCCTAGGGCAAATTTAAGCGAACCAGCCTATGTAGAACCAAAGAGTGAAGCCTTTTGGAACGAACGGGGACGTAGACTAGCTTTACACGGTTTTATCAACGCCCGATTAGTTAATAATCCTATCTCACAAGTTGAACAAGAAATTGACCAACTGTTAAAACTAGAAGATAAAATTGACGCTAAATTACTTCCCTCAACACCGCAAGCTCCGCAAGTTGTAGTTTCTGGTGTAGATGAATCAGACATGCCGTTGCCAGAAATACCATTTTAAAATTAACTGGGCATTAAATTATGAAAATTATTAAATTAAATATAGCTAGGAAAAATAATAATTTTGGGAAATACGAATCTATTGTTGATGATGAAGATTTTGACTTAGTTAGGCAATTTAATTGGAGCATAAACACTAATGGCTATGCCCACAGGACAGTTGGTAAAAAAAGAAAAAAACTTTATCTGCATCAATTAATAATGAAAATACCTAGAGGAAAAGATGTAGACCACAGAAATGGGAATAAGCTTGATAATCGCAGAGAAAATTTAAGGGTAGCTACCCGTAGTCAAAATATAGTTAATCAATTTAAGCAAAAAATGCGAAATGGAATAAAAACTACATCAATTTATAAAGGTGTATACTGGCAAAAAAATCGCAATAAATGGTTGGTAAGGTTGGGGAGAAGCAAATTAGGTTATGTAGGATATTTTACAGATGAAGAAAAAGCTGGGAGAGCTTATGATGAAAGAGCAATGTTGTTATTTGGTGAATTTGCAAAATTAAATTTTTTAGCCTGAGCTAATCAGGCTTTACTCTGAGGGCGGGATTGTGGGGAACATTTCAACCGAAAGGTTGTTGCATCGTGTATTTCCATAATCCCCCTTCGGAATAGGTTCGTTAATAAAAGCTGGTATCAGGGATGAAATCCATTTGTACAAAATTAGGACGACCCCCGTATTGTACTATACCAGCCTCTACTAACGAATCTAAATAGAAATAATTATGAAAAAACTAAAATCAATAAGCAGATTAAAAAAAGACGCTGACAGGATTTTTAGCCTTTGGATTAGGGACAGGGATAAGATATGCTACACCTGTATGACCGGCGAAGCTGAACAATGTGGGCATTACGTTTCTCGGTCTTACCTCTATCTCAGATACGATGAAAAAAACTGCCACGGACAATGTTGCTCGTGTAATGTATTCAAACATGGCAACCTGACAGCTTATTCCTTACGTTTAATAAACGATTATGGAGTTCAGTTATTAAAAGATTTTGACAGATTAAAGCATTTAAAAGTCGAGAACCCAAGAAAATTTTACGAACAAATAATAAAAAAATATGCTCTTTCAAACCCCAGCTCAAATTGAATCAATCCGAACCCTAGCAGACGGGACGGTCAAACTCTCAGTAGAAACGCAAGAACTTTCACCTGAGAATATGGCACAACTCTTTTCTCTTGCTAGAAAGTTAGGGTGGTTTGTATTTAAAGAATCCGAAATCAAAGAAGAAGATATCCCTTTAGAAAAAGTAGAATTTAAAGAAGATAAGACTTTAGACGAACGATTAAACGCTATCCTGTTCGCTTACCACATGACTAAAACTAACGATTCTAAGACTTTCCATACTTTTAAAAGAGATGTTTACGAAGTTTTGATTCAGAGGTACAAAAATAAACTAGACGAAATTAAATAATATGCCAAACGTTAAAGTAAATATTTTAAAAGACCCCTTTGAAATTCACGATTGGTTTTCTAAACATTTTGGAGCACAAAAGTTTTATGCCACTAGTGATGAAGTGGACGGAATTATAAGACAATAAATATGAAAGACACAATAAAAACCAAAATACTAAACTTCCTAACAGACCAATGGACTTTTGGTGGTCAAATAGAGGATTTTATAAGAGCGACAGACGGACATAAAGCCTCAAACGCCTCCCGCAGATGCCGTGAGTTAGAAAATGAAGGGAAGATAGAAAGCCGGATTGTAGTTTTCCAAGGCCGAAGAGTAGTCCAATATAGGCTTAAAACCTTTAATTATACCCCTGGCCAACCTCCCCAAAGAGTAGCTAATTGGTTGAAACAATTTGAGAAACCAGTAGAAAAGCCAAAATTAACATTATTTTGATGAACCAAACCGATAAAGTCCTTAACCTAATATCTAACACCACAGATAAGTTTGAAGAATTTGAATTAACTTACAGATATTTATACAGAGAGAAAAGTCATCAGCATTACAGAAAGTTTATGGTTTTATGCCTTTTAGACCATATGCTCACGGTTATAGACCCTAAAGATTTAGAGGATTACAAAGAGTATCGGGGAAAGGGGTGGGTGTAAATTTATGATAACTTTCCAAAAACAATACGGCTGGATGTTAGGTATAGATTATGTAAAACGATTCAGCCAAAAACCTACTGGAGAATATTGTTATGTAAAACAGATTATTTTAGGGCTAGGTTGGTATCACATTAATATAAGCTGGGTATCTAATCAAATACTATTTAAGAGGAGCTGAATTACCTAAGGGTGGATTTTCAGACCTCACTTATTACTTAAAATCCTATTGGTTAGAAGATGAACTTTTTGTCAGTAAAGAAGAATTAATAAACAGCCTTAAAAGCTAAACGAAATTTATGAACCAAAGAGAAATACAATTTAGGGCGTGGCATAAGAGAACTAAAGTAATGATTGACTGGCGTATGTTAAGTCTTTTGTTGAATGGAACACCCATAGCAGTAACCGAGGGGCTGACTGAAATGCTTAACCGAACGGCAGGTTTCCCTAATAAACAGGTTTTATCCGAATCTTTCCATTCGTGTAATATTTTTGAATTGAAAGGTATTGACCTCATGCAATACACCGGCCTCAAGGACAAGAACGGGAAAGAGATTTACGAGGGGGATGTGGTTCTTACGGGTTGGGAAGGTTTCATAAACAAGGAATGGTATGTCGGTTGGGGACAAGGAGGCTTTGTATTAATAAATAATATGGGGAGGCCATTTAGCCTCAACAGTGATGACTTTGTGGATGAAGATGGTGAAGTAACAAAATTTGAAGTCATCGGCAACATCTACGAATCACCAGAACTACTCAAATGAAACCCCTTAAATATTATCTTAAAGTAGGTTTCGCTTATATCATTCACACTATAGCAAGTTTATTTTTAGATTAAAATTTATGGAAGAAATAGAAAAATTTGATGGGCATTTCAGTTGGCTTAATAAACTAAGCCCTTATAAGTTGAAGTATAACTGCGACGAAGACTGTAAGCAGTGGGGGTGTCCGGGGCATATTGCAGAATTTGTACTTTGTCACGTTACCGATACTTACCAAATTGTACTTGATGGCCAAGCGATACACTTAGACGGCACACAATTTGCTATGTTACTAGATTTTGCTAAAAGACTTAACGATAAATAATTGGAGGCTGGGTGGGAAAGGTATGGGGTAGCTGAATATCAAGCACGGTGGAGTTATTACCGTACAGAGCTTGGGCAGTAAAAAGAGTGGGAGTTTATAACATACGAGCCACTTCCCGAACGTGCCTTTCCCCTCTAGCCCCTATAAATAAGAATTAAATAAAACGTATGAAAGAAATAGAATTATCAAAAAATCAAGAGGACAGAATAGTAAATCGTATAACTGGTAGAGGTTGTCCTAAATGTGGGTGGGAGATTAGACATAGGTACGGTGAACACCACCAAGAGATAGACCAATCAAATTATAAAACCTTAGATTGGATATGTAGTAGCTGTAATTATGTTTATTCTTTACCAAATCCTAACTATGGAATAAAACCTACATTTTTTTGTGGGGGAGGTTCACACAGTACAATAGAAGAAGCCACAAGATGTGGAAACCACAATTACAAATGCGAAAAGTGCGGTTATCTATGGTGCGACCATACAAATGTAATTAAATAAAAGAGATTATGGACGAAACTAAAAAAGAATTTTTAATAAGGATATTATTAGATTTTCATAAAAGTAGATTAGAGGGGAAAGGGTATGATTTCTTTTTTGTGTTATCTAACGAATTAGAAGAATTAAACAAAAAACTATGACCCCACAAAACCCAATCCAAAAAGCCCACCTTGAGGGGATAAAATTGTTCGACAAGGAGTTTCCTGCCTTAAAAAGTGCTGGGCATAAAAAGATTCATTGGCACGCTTCTAGCCACGAAGGACAAGCTTGTGATTATCGGTGTACCTATGTAGGAGAGGCTATTAAATCCTTCCTCACCACTTACGCAGAGTCCATTCTTAATGCAGCTTTGGAAGCGGGGCCGAAGAGAAAAGATGACGATGATGGTGGAGATTTTAGATACGATATGAGCTTTGAAAAAGGCCATAACTCCTGCCGCCTCTCCTTCCGTCAAGCCATAGATGAGGGGATAAAAGAAATAAAGAAAGGGGAAGTATGAAAATTGGAACATTTTGGTGTTGGTTATTTGGTCATAAGTTTACAATTGTTAACAAAGAAATTTGTACCGAAGATTCTTTGTATATTCATAAAACAATAATCTTTATTGATAAGTGTGAACGTTGTGGAATAGATAAAAACTAATTATTAGTTGAGGCGATAAAATTAATTAAGTAAATTTATGACTAAAAAATTAGAAAACGAAAATTTAACTTTTTCAGACTATGTTGTGTTTATAGCATTTAGTGGGTTTTTTATTTTAATTGGTGTTGTCGTTACTCTTAATTTTGCCCCTAAACCCCATATTGATTACGATTGTAAAAGTAATATAACAATGACCCCAATTCCAACAGCAACCGACACACCATTTACTGTATACAAAAAACAACAAGAAGCTGATTTAAAAGCTGAAACATTTAATATTGAGCAAGAAAATCTTTGCTTGAGAAATACGATTTATAGATTTAATAACCAATAATTTTATGACCAAATGTTGTGAAAAATGTATAGGAGTCTCACCAATTCGTGGGGTTGTTTGTAATAACAAACTTTGCCCCTGCCACTCCCCCAAAGACGTAGAGATATTTGAAGAAATAACTCAAAATGTAGATTGGGTAAAAGCTATAAAACACTCCCCTAAAGACGCAGAGTTGGAGAGGGTGATTGAGAGGTTTAGAAAGTGCATTATTGAAACTGATGACCTTAATATTGGGAAGGCCACAGATGCACCACTAAAAGGTACTTTCTATATTGACGGTTTTGAGCTTGAATCATTCATCACCCAAGTCTACAAAGCAGGACAAGAAGGTGCTTATTTACCACTGGAACAAAAATTAATTTAACTTTATGAAAACAGAGAAGAAAATTAAAGCGGTGAGTCTTGAAGAAGTACTTGTCGCTTATAAGATTGGTAAAATTACACTTGAGGAAGCTGTTTATATTATTAAAAAAATAGCAAAATGAAAACAGAGGGAAGGTTGAGGGAGGAGTTTGTGCGTAAATTTATGAATGATTCTGATATAAAATCAGCACGCATAATTTATACCATTGCCGACTTCTGGCTATCCCACCGTCAAGCCGAGCTTGAGGAGTTGGTGGAGAAATTGGAGGGGGAGAAAAGAAGTTATGTATTACCAGATTTACCAAATCAAGATATTAAAAATGAATATTGGAATTTTGCCCTAGACAGAGCTATTGAATTAATTAAAGGAATAGAAAAGACGAAGACCCCAAGAGATTAACTCAAGGGGTCTTTTTGATTCAGGCGACTCGGCGTTCACCGGGCAGGTCTTCGCTTCGGGAGCTAAGAGACTCACGGTGGAGTTGCTCCATTCGCATTAGAACCCTTGCGGATTCTGCGAAAGTTCGGAGGCCGAACAAAGCGTGGTAAGCACGGTGGTGAGCCACAGACAGCATGAAGATGTTTTCAGGGGCATAAGTCCCCCCTAAACTTCTCGCACGGTCATGGTGTCTTGTGAGCTTGTCCCAAGTTTTCGGTTTGCGTTGCTTGCGGTAACGCTTGTACGACTTTTGCTTTGACATACGCCTCCTTGACGCACTCAATGCACAGAATAAAATCGCCGGACAAGACTGGCATTTGAAAGCCGTGAGAGGCACACAGCAGGCTGGGTTGCCTTGTCTGCTTTCTTGAGGCAGTTGTCGTGCCAAATTTCAAGGCCTCTTTGCCTTCTTTCTGGGTCATACGGAGCCACCTTTATTCCACAGCCTTTGCAGGCTACTGGTAGACGTTCCATCTTAGTACCTCCTTTAGTACTATCAATCTTGCTTCCGAATTTGTACCACGCAATTATATATAGCTGGAAATTGAGAAGCAAAGATGAGAATACTATACTTTTTAAAACCGCTCCGTCCGTAAACGGATAGGAGCAGTAATAATTTTATTTAGGCTGAGTTCCCTCTATCGGCTTTTTGGTTATCAATCGTAACCCAACATTTATTACAGGCATTAGTAAACTTAAAAACTCAACAACTGTCTTCACAGTATCTTGATTCGGCGTAACTCCGAAAACAAAAGCTACTGCGACAATTACGGCTAACACATTAGCCCATATTACCTTACTCGCATACCATTTTGTCATATTATTCTTCGTTAATTATTATTCCTCAGGAATTGGTTCATCTTCCTGAATTAATTTAAAAATCATATAAATTTCATTATCTACTCTATCTCTTTTAGTTACCCTAAACATTTCTCCGTCTATTCCATTAGGGTGGTCTGAACCTTTTTTTAATTCCTGTAAGTCCATAACTCTCCTTTACTCAGCCCAAGCCAGTATGTAGAATCTCCACATTGCCATTGAGACTGCACACAAGACGAGGGTTATAATTATAAGGTCTA